GGAATTGATACTTGAATAATTTTATTAAATAATTGTTTACCATATGACAACTTTCTATTGAGGGTTGTGTTTGTCTTTTTTGGTAATGCTGTTTCTTTTTGAAACAATACATCGTTGTCGTGACCCGTTCTAGAAGATATTAAATTGATAACTGGATCACCCACAACCTCTACAGCAAACTTACCATCACTAACCGTTTGAAAATTATCAGATTCTTTATTATAATCAAATATAACTTCTTTCTTATTCTTTTTAAGTATATCTAGATTAATAGTCTTTGCTTTGAATAAACCACCCTTAACATTTGATAAGATATTATCATCTTTCAATATATCATATGATATAATTTTATATTGGTCATCCTGCACAACACCCTCTTTAGTATCGCTCTCACCCACATTAGACATAAAGTATGTGTAGGTAAAATCAATAGGAGCATCTGCTATCATTTGAGGAACATTCTTAAACTTAAATCCACTACTATCCTCAAAGAAAATGTAGTATGGATAATGGTCAATAGAGTCTGCTTCATTTGCCAGAAAGTTGATACTTCCGTCAATTGACAATGACGGGATAATATATTTGTGTAATCCAGAAGTCTCATCAATATCAAGACTCTTATTGATTCTGGCAGAACGATAAATCGTTTTTATATCATTTGTCAAAACATATTCATCAACAATAGACTTAATCATTTTGGATATTGTACTGCCACTACCTCTTCCATATGCTTTGTTAATCTTTTGAGGAATAGTTTGATATGCTTCAGCACTAATTCCAGACAACATATAAGACTCATTAAATTCGCTGATTCTTCTTCTATTGCTTGTTTCATATAAAGCAAACATGTGTTGTTTGTATGCGATTCCTTTATATCCTGGATCAGTCCTTTCCCTATAAGAAATAATTATATATTCACCACCATTAAAACCACCAGCAATACCTGCTTCTTTATTACCCTTTATAATATTATTAAGATTAAGTGCATCCTCAACAACAAAGTTACCTCTTAAATAATGTTCGAACATGTTCTGGTAAATATTAACCTCTAATATCATATCAGAAATATCTAGACTTCTTCCATCACTCAGTACAAGATTTATACTTTTTATCTCTACATCACCAGCGAATCTGTAACCCTTATTACTCATTAGATTCCATTTCTTAAGATATCTTCAACTTCATCTTCAACTTGCTGAAGATATTTCCTATCTAATATTTTAACTCTTCTTTTAAAATCATTTTTTTCTACCTCATAATTATATTTTGTAATGAGTTCTTTATCTGCTGCAGCAAGTGTACTATAAGTTGTTAAGTCTACGACCACCCATCTCTTAGGGATACGTGTTCCGTTATTTAATACTTTTGATTGGTTTAATATTTGTCTGTATTCGTGCACAGTTGCTTGAGCAGAAGGGATGCTATTATACTTACCTTTCATATAATTGGCAAAGTCTTGGTCAAACAGAGGCCACTCAAATACTGGATCAATTATATCATTAAAGTGCAATACAATCCAAGCATATGCTGGAGAACCATAATACTTCTCAGCAATAGTATCGGGTCTGTCACCTGACTGAATTTCGTAATCAAAATAAACATTGATACCAGACTTAACTGAAGACTTAATTTTAAATCGTCTAAGTATGTTTGTTAGTTTAACCTTCTGACCATTATTCGTTAGATCGTGTTCAGTTGTGGGGAAGTATGAGAAGTAGTTTGACATATTAATTTTTCCTTATTCTGGATCAGGGACATAAGGTATTGGTTCACCTTGATAACTAGCATCAGCAACGCCAATTTCTGCTGCAGATTTTGCTTCATCTCTTGAATTCCATCCAATGTCTAAAGTTTGTTTCGTTTGAATTTCTAACTCTTGGAATGTTAATGATATTTCTACTGATACTGGTGCTCCAGTGTCTTCAAAAAATATTGGGATGCTCTCACCATTATAATTAACATTAACATTCTTCAATGCGCATCTACCAATTTTAAATAATGATGGTGCTAAGTGGGTTGAAAATTCGATATCCCATTCCTCCGGATATTCGAAGAAAGAACCACCACCCCATTTAACATCTGGGTGCATATAATAATTGAATGTGTCGATTATATTTGTTATCCTTACTGATTCTTTTTCGTTCCTTGCTATAAATTTGTAAGAGAATTGGAACTCTCTGAAGTTTACATTATCAAATAGAACAGCAGTATGTGGGTTTACCGCAATTCCTTCTGACGTACCAAGACCTTTACCAATCTGACCTAGACCAATAGCACCACCGAGTGCTGCAACAGCACCTAAACCTTTAATCTTTGCTGCTGCTAAAGTGGCACCACCCACAGCTGCACCAGCAGTTGTTTGGTCTGCTGCCAATTTCTCCCCTTTTGTTTCAACAGCCATTTTATTAAATGCTGAAGTTAATTTTTTAACTTTAGTAACAACCAGATCGGCGATATCCGTCGCCGACCCCACCTCAGAACCATTGCTGAATGGACCCTTTCCAGATGCCATCCAACCAATAGCACCAAGGTTTTCATTGTTATATCCAACACTATGTTGATTATTTAATGATGATGGAATTGGTAGGACTATGCTTTTCATTGCTCTTTCTTCAATAACAGAGTCTCTGCTTGGTCTTTTCCGATCCATAACATTAAAAATCATATAATTCTCACCATCTATATCTTCAGGGAATACTATTGGTCTTTTAACTTTAGAATCCCTTTCATATAATTCTCTTAAAGGTGATTGACCAGCACGACCACGTTGTTTCTTTTTTATCAATTCATTAAAATTTCCTGAGATTGATTTGAATCCATTAGAATCAAAATTAAGATTTAATTTATCACCCAGACCAAATTTATTTAATCCTGCCTTTCCTAATTGATTGAATGCTTGACTTTTTAATTGTTTGAGATTATTCAGACCCATGTGATTTTTTAGAATAAATAGATATTATTGTATATTTATAACGTCAAGTGAATGAAATTCCATCAAGGAAAGTTTAACCCCAAATTCCCCCAAAAATATAACGGAAACGTTAATACAATTAAATACAGATCTAGTTGGGAACTTCAAGTATTTGTGTATATGGATAAGAATCCAGATGTAGTTTCTTGGAACAGTGAAGAAGTCATAGTGCCTTATGTGTCCCCGATTGATGGAAGGAAGCATAGATACTTTGTTGATATTTGGATGAAGAATCGGAAGGGTGGTGTTTACCTTATTGAAATAAAACCTGCTGCTCAATCTCAACCACCTAAAAAGAAGAGTAGAGTAACAAAGAAATACTTAAACGAAGTTAAGACTTGGGGTGTTAATCAGGCAAAGTGGGTTGCTGCGACTGCTTATTGTCAAGAACGTGGGTGGACATTCAAAGTGATAACAGAGAAAGATCTCTTTAAGTATAAGTAAAAACGTTATAAATATATCAATGGCAACAGTATTCGACGATTTATTAGTAAAAGGTGTAAGGCAAGGACATATCCCTGCTAGGACTAAAAACGCACGTGAGTGGTTTAGAACTAAGGCAAGCAAGGTTGGAAGAACTAGAGTACAACCTGAAGATTTGCTTCGTGAGAATAAAAAGGTTGATAAGGTTGATGTCGGTCATATGTATCATTTTAAATATGATCCAAAAGGTAAAAAGACATTACCTTATTATGATACATTCCCTTTAATCTTTATGGTTGGTGCTGCAGAAGGTGGATTCTATGGAATTAATCTTCATTATTTACCACCTAAATTAAGAGCAAAGTTAATGGACGAATTATACAGTCTAGCAAGTAACAATAGATATGATGAGAAAACAAAATTGATGATTTCATATAATCTATTAAAGAGTGCGAGTAAAATGAAATACTTTAAACCCACCTTTAAGCATTATCTAGCAGACCACGTTAAGTCGAAGTTTATTAAGGTGGATTCAGCAGAATGGGATATTGCTTTATTCTTACCAACTAGCAGATTCAAACATGCTACAACACAGAAAGTTTATTCAGACAGCAGGAAAAAATTCTAATGGCAACTGGTTTTAACATACAAAATATGGTATCGTCTTTGAATACTTCTGGAGTGGCTTCTTCTAGTCATTTTGAAGTTTGGATAACTAACACAGATAAGAACTCTAGAGGAATGTCATATCGTGCTGACACAGCAAACCTTCCAGGAAGAACGATAATGACAACGGAACATAAGTTTTCAAATTATGGACCGATTAATAAAGTGCCTTATGGTCAAGTGTATGGTGACTCAACAATCTCATTCATATTAAGTGAAGATCTAAGAGAGAAGGAATTTTTTGAGAAATGGCAAAATCAAATGGTTGGCACAGGTGCTTATGACTACAAACACCACAAAATGGATGGGTCGTCAAACTATAATGTAAAATATTTTGACGATTATGCCAGCACCGTTACTATTAGGCAATTCGGTGCTGATGGTGGGTTAAGAACTATTCACATTCTGCAAGAAGCATATCCAATTTTGATGGGTGATGTTTCTATGGCATGGGGAAGTTCTGATCCTGCAAAATTAACAGTGACATTCGCTTATAGGAATTATAGATATATTACTCACGATAACAGTAATCAATCTGGGTTGGGAATGGGATTCTCGTTCAATTTAGGTAAAGATGGATTAGCAGGAGCATTAAGACTTCCTGGGATAGGAAACATATCAAGTATGTCTGGAATAGGAACGTTGGCAAATTTAGATTTTAATAACCTATTGTCTATGGGTTCTGGATCAAATGTACAATATGATGATGGTGTAGTATCTCACGGATACAAAGAAGATCCGGATTCCAACAATAGAATATCCGGAAACCCGAATTATGTGAAAGAATCAGATACATATAACCCCACACCTTCCGATAATACCGACTATTATAAAACCGATAATACCGACTATTATAAAACTATGATGTCAATGGAAGATGATTCCAGAGCCAGAGCGAGTCAATGGAAGAAAGAACATCCCAACCTAACACAACAAGTTCACGGAACTGTGAACAATGCTAATTTAAAATAATAATAATGAACGGAGAATATAATGAACCTACCAAGTATAGCAGCACCACAATTTAGTACAACAATTCCATCAACTGGACAAGAAATAGAATATCGCCCATTTTTGGTAAAAGAAGAAAAGGTTCTTTTGATGGCACTAGAAGGTGGTTCTCAGAAAGAAATATCTAAAGCAACACAAAATATTATCAAGGCATGTGTGCTCACTGATATTAATGTTAAGAAACTAGCAACCTTTGATATTGAATATCTATTCATGAAACTTAGAGGAAAGTCTGTTGGTGAAGTGATCAAACTTAAGATTGGTCATCCAGATGAAGAATCGGAATGTAAACATTCTACTGAAATTGAAATTAACATTGATGATATTAAAGTTACTGATAAGGAAGTTGAGAATAAAATAATGATTACTGATGATATCGGTGTTTTCCTTAGATATCCTGGGGTTGATGATGTTAATTTAATTGACGAAAAATCACCAGAATCAATGTTTGATGTAATAAATAATTGTGTTGAATATGTTTTTGATGATAATAATGTTTACAACGAATTTACTAAGAAAGAAATTAAAGACTGGGTAGATGGACTTAACCAATCTCAATTTATGAAGATGACTGAATTCTTTAACAATCTTCCAAAACTTTCTCATGAAGTTGAATGGACATGTGAAGAATGTGGTAAGAAGGATTCTATTAAACTTGAAGGATTACAAAGTTTTTTTATGTAGCATTAATGCATGATTCGTTAGCGAATCACTACCAGTTAAATTTCGCATTAATGCAACACCATAAATACTCGTTGTCCGAACTTGATAATATGATTCCTTTTGAAAGGGAAATATACATTATATTTTTAAAGAACTTTTTAGAAGAACAAGAAGAGAGACAGAAGAATGGCAGCAAATAACAGTCAAATAAATCTACCAATTGTAAACGCAATTGGTGAGCAAATGGAGTCAGCAGATGAGGGGAGAAAACGTCTTCAAAAAAGTCTCAGAACTGGTATGCTCGCCATTAAAAAGTCTACAGATAATATTTCTAAAGTTCTTAAAGAACACCTATTAAAAGATACAACCGGTCAGTGGGAAAGTATAGACGATTCTTTAGAGGGGTTCTATGACAACCTAACTGAATGGAAACCAGTTAATGCTCAACGATTAGTTGAAGATAATGATATGGGTTTTGGTGATGTGTTTGGCATGATGAAAGAATCCTTAGTTACTATTGCTAAGAACAGTGCTAGTTCTTTATTATTCGATAAGAAGAATGAAGACAGAATGGAAAAAAAAGAGCACAGCATGGCTGGTCGACTTGAACAAGATCTTGAAGAACAAAGAGGTCTTGGTGGTTTTGGTAAATTGATATTCTTCGTTGCTATTAGAAAGATTAAACAGTCATTAGACAAAGTGGCAAAAATGTTAAGCAAGGAAACTGTTTGGGATAAGATTAAGAATTGGTTATTGAACATCGGATTCTTAGCAACTGCTTTAACAGCAGCATTGAATTGGGAAGAGTTAAAACCAACATTGGACGAGTTGTATGATGTCGTTTGGGATTCAGAATATGGATTGGAGTGGATGCTTGGGTTGCTTATCGATAATATCGCCGAAATCGCATTAGTAATATCATCATTTTGGATTGGTGCTAAAGTATTTAGATGGTTAAATTTTTTGTGGGGAGCAGGTGTTGCATTTGCGGCAGGTGTGAAAGTTGCTGGAGCCTATCTTTCGGGAACTGCCACAACCATTGGTGGTGCCACCATGTGGAAAAAACTAAAACATTGGGCTGGATTGTTCACCACTGCAATCGGCATCGCTTGGATCAATCTAATGGATTCTGCAAAAGCACTCGCTGCATCTGCATGGGCAAAACTTGTTCATTGGGCAAAGTGGCTTAGAAACGCAGTTGTGGCAACATCTATTGCCATGATGGATTCTGCAAAAGCACTCGCAATTGCGGCTGGTGCTAAATTATTAAAGTATGCTAGATTACTAAGTGGTGCTGTCATAGCAGTTGGTCTTGGGATACAGGGGATGTATGCATCATTACTACCTGCTCTTGCTGTTTTGGCACCGTTTATCGGAATCGCATTGGTGATTGGTGCTTTGTTGTATAGTCTTTATAAAGGGTTTGAAGATGCTAAAAAGGTTTATGAAGATACTGGATCTATTTGGCTGGCAGTCAAAGCAGGACTGTATGGGTTTGTTCGTGCTTTGGTAACATTGCCCCTGAAACTAACTTTAAGTTTAGCTGCATGGGTGGCTAGACTATTTGGTTTTGATGAGTTTGCTAAGAAACTAGATAAAATTGATACGGATAAAATATTCGATCAAATTTTTGATGCGATAAAGAACACGATGAAGAAGATCGGTAAATGGTTCGAGGATAAGTGGGACGGACTAATGGACTTCATGGGGTTTGGTGATGATGAAATCTTATCTGAAGCAAAACAATCGGAAATCAAAAAGGAACAATGTCAAGCAAACCGAAAATTGCTGGAAGGTTTGATTGCAAGGAATCGTAGCACTTATACCAACGTTGATGGACAAGAAGTCCAAATGATGTCAATTGAGGAATTGAATAGAAGGCATGGACTTGGAAATCAAAATATTGTTATTGATGCTGGTGCCACTCAAAATTCCAATAGTTCGCAACAATTCAATAATAATACATTCGTTGGCGGTGGATCAGCAAACAACCCAAACTCCAATCCTGCTGACTTAGATTACTTTAGAACGTTAGTTCCTAATTAACCAATAACAGCAACGATACTTGACTCATGCATTACCATATAGCCAGACTCCATTTCTGAAGCACCTGCTCTTTCAAACATAACAGTATCACCTGCTTTAACAGTCATATCCACCCGAGTTCCATTCTCATACTTTCCAGGTCCAACAGCAACTACCAATCCTCTATTAGATTTGTCTTGTGCAGTTTGAGTTAAGATTAACCCAGACTCAGTTGTACTTTCTTTTTCTTCTACTTTTACGATAACTCTATCGTGTAATGGTTTTAAATCCATTTTATTTCTCCTATAAAAAAGGGATCCGAAGATCCCTAATCAAATTAAACTATTTTAGTTTAGTCCTCGTTTGCTAACTTCTCAAAGAAAGATAGTGACTCATCGTCATCACCTACGAACGGACTTTCAGTCTTCATCACAGGTTCTTTCTTAACTTCAGCAGTAGGTGCTTCAGCAACTTCTTCTGCCTTATCAAAATCTTCAGCAGTAGTCTTAGGTGCTAAACCATTAAGACCTAGTACACGATTCAACTTAGTTTCTAACTCAACATATGACTTAAACTCTTTAGGGTCTAAGAATGCTTTGAGTGAGTATAAAGAATCATATACTTTCTCTAATGCTTCATCATCTTCAAGCAACTTACTAGGTGCATCAAAGTCGGACTTATCATAGTTACGGTATCCTTCAACC